GTCCAACACCCCAGCCCTACTAATGGACATTTACAATGCTGTTGAGAAAGCCGCCCCAACTCAAAAAGCTTTCGCCTTAGTTTCGCCGCCGCCTTTTCCCGCCCTCAACTTCGCCCGCATCCGGAACGCCGTCCTCTCCGACACCCCGGCCTTCCGCGCCGCCTGCCGCGCACTCACCCCATTCTCCAACTCGGTGATCAACACCCGCCGCGCCTGCGCCATCGGCCCGGTCGCCCCGAGCGGGATCACGATATGCCGCGCGCCGGCTTCGCGGTGCTCTGCCGACAGCGTCCGGAAGTAGTCGCAGATCAGATCCGCGGCCTCACGTCCGACCGTTTGCACCAGCCAATGATCATCCTCAGCGCGTGCCGGTATGTTGATCCTGGTCCCGCCAACCTGATCGGCTATGGCCAGCGCTGCCGGGATGCCGGCAACGTCTGCGATTTCACCAAGGACACCAGGAAGAAGGTCATCGTGCATCGGACGGGCTCCGTTCTGACTGAGGGAAGCCGCAAACGGGGCGGTCCCGATTGCGATGCCAGAACGTTAGCGGACGGATGACAGTTGTCAGGGCTGACGAACGTCAGCCATAGCCGATGAATTCACAAAATTGGGGGAGACCTGACCGTAACAGACCGGATTTCAGAGCGCCAGATGACAATTGCAGTTGAGGTCGGGGAATAGGATCAAAATTAAAGGGGGGTTAAACAGGGTAGAACGCGCGCAAACAATTTTTATGGGGCATTGCACCTCTTGCCCCCACAACCGGCCTCTACGGCGATTTTTTCGAGGGGCCTGTCTTGCGGTATTCGCGGTGCGTTTGCCAGGACAAAAAATTCGAGGCATCTTTTGTGGCGTGACGGCGCAAAGTCGATGGTGCCGGTCAAATGCGACCGCGAGGGGTCACGTCCTCCCGTCACTTACCTTCCCCCTCACCTGCAGGAACAATTCGCCCTGGTTGTCCTCGGCAGTGCGCCGGCGCGCCCGCATCCTAAACGCGGCACGTTCCGATACGCCGGCACGTCGGGCTGCCTCCCTTGCACTTGTGCCGGCGTCCAGTTCCCGGGCAAGACGGCGGCGGGCCTTTGCCAGGCACCCGGTGGGACCGCGGGGAATGATCACGTGACAAGCACCGCTCTCCTGGCCATCGGGCCTCAGAATGCGGAAGTGGTCGCAGATCCTGTCAGCCGCGTCCCGGCCGACTGTCTCCACCAACCAATGCTGATCAGGTGCCCGTGCGGGGATCGAGACCCGCGTTCCGCCCACTCGCTCGGCAATGGCAAGGGCAGCGGACAACCCGACGATCCTGGCGAGATCGCCGAGCAGGCCCGGGAGCTCGTCATTCACCGCTTACATGTCCTGAGCAAAGTGCCGAGGGCGTTCATCGCGGAAATCCAGTCTGCGGATGTCTGCTGAGACACGTCTGTGTGGCCGCTGCGCTCCAGAAGATGGGCCGTCAGAGTGCTGACTGGTGTGCGATCCCGTTTGACCAGTTCCGACCAGATGTGACTGCACACCTGGAAGCGGTGGTCGTTATGAAGAGCCGGCTGGTTCGGATCCCTTGTGAAGAGATCAGGGTTGCCGGTGGATCGGCGGATCCAGAGTTTCAGGGCATCAATTGCTTTGTTGGCATCTTGTGGGTCCTGCAGGAACCGGTGATGGTCGAGCCCGGTCTGGCGGCGCAGGAACGCGACCATCGCCTTGTCGGACTTGTCGTCGACGACCCCGAGATTGTAACCGGCGATCCAGAGCGCCTGCAGTTTCTTGGCATAAGACCCGGCGACCGTCTGACCAACTTGCTCGGGGGCAATCGCTTCAAGCGCCGTGATCACTTTGAGCTGCTCGATCTCGCTCATGCCTTTCGAAGACCGCTTGCCGGTCTCCCGCTCCAGGATGTCACGATAGGTGTCGTCGTCGAGCCTGGCTTTGGATTTCAGGACATGGATCTTGGCGAGTGCGGTCATCGGCTCTCTCCCTGGCGTTTGGCATCGGCTTCATTGGCAATCGCGTCGAGTTCCAGCAGGGCAGCATTGGCAAGCTTGAGATAGCGATCCCGGTTCTTCTCCCAATCGAGCCGTGTATCGACTTCCTGAACCAGATGATCGTCGATCGGCGTGCGGGTGACCGGCATGTGCTCAAGGGTCATGGTTTCAGCGACGTCCTCTGGATAGGCAGTCTTGAACAGCGCAAAGGCTATGCGTTCGCGGTAACTCATGGGCTCAATCCTTGTAGGGCAATGGAATCCGGTGGGGCTGACCGGCGGCACCAGCATCGCCGAGCGGCTCAGGTCTGCGCCGGGCTTGAAGTTCATGTTTCAGAAGATCGTTGGTCGCCTGCTGCAATTCCCTGGTCAGATCGGGCCGGCAGTGCAGGCGGTAGCGGGCCCGATTGGCTTTGCGCAAAAGATGATCACGCCGTTCGCGCAAAGCCTTGGTCTCACACAACTCAGAAGCTTCCGGGTTGGCGAGGCGAGACATTTCTATGCGGCCTTGGCCAGATCGATGGTGATCGCCTGCCAGTCCGCATCCGGCTGATCCCGCCGGTAGAAACGCACATAGCTCTTGGAGCCAGTGATCCGCATGGCATCCTTCAGCGCCGTCATGGCATGCAGCCAACGCGCATCCTCTATCTCCAGCCGCATCAGCATGAAGATTTCTGATTTGTTGATCTGACCTTCTTTGTCAGTGTTGAAGGAGCGGGTGACGATTGAGCGGATTTCCGGACGGCTGTCGGCCGCCCATTCATTCAGGCATTCATCAATCAGGCTCTTGGCGATCTGGATTTCTGGGCCGAAGTCGATGAAGTCGGAGACCTGCACCTGGACCTTCCGGCAACCGTCGACAGTCTGGAAGGTGGTGTTGCCTTTCTTGCCTCCCTTCTGGGAGTCGTATTCTTGGGCAAGCAGTGCGGTTAGACTGAGGAGATCGGCAAAGGTGTGATTGCGGAAGCGGCTGATCTGCGCGGAGAGCTCTTCTGCAAAGCCGACGATCTTGCGCACGGTCTCGTCTTCCAGCTTGTGCTGGGGTTTGACGTTTTCCAGCGGCACCAGGTTGCCTTTGGCATCGCGCATATAGGACTGGCCGTTGATCATCTCGACGCCGTCTGCCGGCTCAGACATCGCCTTATTCGGGGAAACTTCCATGTTCAAAGTCCTTTTGCAGTCTCGTTAAACGCAGAACAAAAAGGCTTAAGCCGCGCCGTCGTCGTCGACGTAGCTCGGCGGAATTGGCGCGGCCCTCTCAGGGGCTTCGGCCGGAATGGGCCGGCGGGCGATCGGGAACAGCGCGATCTTCGGATCGGACAGATCGATGACCACCGGCCGCTGGACGCGGGAGTTCTCCAGGTGCCTGGCAACGGAAACGCAATCATCGAGGACTTTCTCGAACTGAGCGGTGGTTTGTGCCGGGAGGGTCAAGGCGCCTCTGGCATCTTTCCACTCGTTCAGCTGGCGCGAGAGCATGCGCAAGTCAGTGCTAAGCATCGTGAGATCCTTTCAGGCGGGAGTGCGGGCAGCCGTTCCGGCAGGCGCGGTAGACTTTGGATCGGGTCGAGTTGGTGACGGCGCGGGGTTTGGCTTGCCAGTCGAGGCAGATGTGCCGGCCGATCCCACCGAGGACCGGACAGTCGACGGTTGAGCCCATCAAGGCTCCCCTCACCTTCTCCTCGACCTTCGCGAGATCCCCCGGATACTTGTTGCCAAGCGTCTGGCTGATGGTGGTCGGCGAATAGCCAAGCCGCTGCGCGCAGGCATTCAGGCCCTTGGCCGATGCCAGCCGGGCAAGCTCGGTAATCCAGTCGGGCGGCGTACCGCCCCAGGCAGCTTCTGCCTTTTGAACCATGGTCGAGGAAGCGCTCATGCAGCGCACTCCTCTGCCAAAGGAGCGCCGATGATCTCCTTGCGGTTCGGGTCGTACACCATCTTGGTCTTCAGGATTTTGGGCGGGTTCGGACCGGTGTTCATGGAGGGCTTCAGCCGCCATATTCCCTGCATCTTGTTGCTGCTCTCCCGCAGCACCTGCAGGTATCCGGCCCGATTCAGATGGGTCACATACCGCTTTGCCGTCTCGCGCGGGATCTCCACGTCCGGCGTTGAGGCAGTGACAGCCAGCTCAATGAGCGAGAAGCTGGGAAGTGCCCGCATTGCGTTCCAAATCTGAAGCTGGGCGAGCCCTTGCTTTCCAAGCGTGCCGTCCCGGTTGACGATCGGCGCCAGGGCCTGGCGCTTGAGCAGCCGATAGACGTTGTAGATCGAGTGACCGGCACCACGATTGACCTGGACCCGCTGCTCGTGCATTTCCAGAAAGCCAGCTGCATGGAGCCGCTTGATGTAGTCGGCGACCGCATAGTCGTCCCGGTCGTTCGAGCGCAGGGCCACTTCATGCATGGTGAAGGGCTTGTTGTCTTTGCCCAGGTCCTTGATCACGCTCCAATAGTGATCGTGGCCCCTGTAGATCGGCTTGCCGCTCGTGACCTTCAGTTCCATCTGGATCGGCATCACGCTGCCCTCCGAATGCGGCGTGGCGGCTCACCTGTAAAGAACCAGCCCTGTTCAAAGGTTTCCGCAGAAAAGCTGTCTTCGCCGGTGCTGCGGGCGTGTTCGAGGATCCGGTTCAGGTTGACGTGAATGCGCCGGGCCTTGCCGGCAGATTTCTCGACAAGCAGGTCAACCAGGTCATCGGAGATGGAAAGCGCAGGGCAAAACAAATTTGCCAGCGCGCGAGCATCCTCATGGTCGCATGGCTCTGCCGGCACCCAATCCAGGACCCGATTGTGAACCCGTTCCACCTGAAGGATTTTCCCCGGCAGCTGCTCTTCGCCGATCAATACGATCGGCGCCTGACTGTGCTCATGGATCTCCCGGACAAGCTCCAGCATGCCCTTGTCGGCCAGCTTGTCGGCCTCATCGATGATCAAGGGGCGATTGAAGTCATCACCGAGCGCCATGATCGCGCATTCGCTCATATGGGCGATCGTGCCGCGCGGTTCCTGGTTGGCTTCCCGCAGAATGTTTTGCAGCAGGGATTTCTTAGTCCAGCTGTCGCCAACCTCGACCCGAAGCGCCCCGGTGATGTTCTGGACATAAAGCGCGGCGTAGGTCTTGCCGTAGCCGGAATAGCCATGGAAGACGCCAAGGCCCGGCAAATGCGGTCCGCGGGAGCGCAGGGTTTCGACAAGGGTCAAGCATCGGGCAACGTTCTTGAGCGCGGCCAGTCCGCCTGCGTTCGGCACGCGATTGACTGCAGGGTCTGCATTCGTCATTCTTCAGTCCTTCAAACTTGAATGTCGGGCCTCGGAAGTTGCAGCTTTCGGGGCCTTTCTCTTGCCCAGGCTTACGCGGGCGGTACACGGCCTTCGCGGCTTTGATCCTCCTGCCAGAGAAGGTTCCGGGCGCGATATTCAGGGCCGGCCTGATAGCCGGTGAGCCAGAGAGCGTCTTGATCACTTAAGGCTTCACCCTTGGCGATCCGCGCCTCGAAGCGCTTGGCGCGACCAAAACGATCTTCTGCAGTTTCTGTTTGACGGATGGGCTGCACCTTGGCTGAGCGTGCGGATGAAGTGCTCAGCTGAGCCATCATCTTCTGCTCGGCTTCGGACAGCGGCTTGGGCGCGCGCTTTGACTTCACGGCAGCAGCAGCCTGTGTTTTTGCTGTCTCATGTTTTTCGGTGAGTTTGGGAAAGCTCAAGATGTCCGCGTTCGCCTGGTAGGCGGCGCGCTGTGCTTCGGCGACAGTGCGCGGCGTGATCAATCTTTTCTGTTTTCGAATGTCGGCGAGCGCGCCATCTTCGAGGGCCTTCTGTTTGGCGCGGACCTGGGCGATCGTTGCGGCCGGGTCGAGACCGGCAAGCGTCGGATTGACCGCCTGGCCGAGATAGGTTTCTCCATCGGGCTCAAAGAGCCAGACCCGGCCGAGATCTTCAGGGTCGTGGCGGACAAGAACATCCCGGCCGGGCATGACATCGCCGGTGTAATAGAATTCACCGTCGATCCGGATGCCTTGATTGGTGACACGGCGCTTGCCATCCTGGCCGGGGACCGGTGCCAGCAGAACGTCGAGAGCGGCCAGATCGCCGACAGCCCGGATTGGGCCCGACCAGCGGGCAGCGACTTCGAAGGGCGTCTTGCGCTTCAGGCCTTCATGCGGAGTGTGGGCGTATTGCTCCTCAGCCCATCGATCCGCTTCGCGTTGAAGCTCCATTGCGGACAGCGTGACGTTGAAAAGCTTGGCATCGTCCGTGCCGAGCCGCGCTGAGAACGCCTTGCGCGCTTCAATGATTTTACGGTCGGCAACCGAGTGGCCGACAAACCCGGGAAGGGCCGCGGCGCAATCGCGTTGGAAGGTGCCGATCACACGCTCGACCGTTCCCTTTTGCTCCGGCGAATAGGGCGCCGAAAAATCCTGCTCGATGCCAAGGGCGTCCAGCAAGCGAACCGTTGCATGGGCGGCAAAATCCGAGCCGTTATCCGTCTTGATCAGTTCCGGCACGCCCCAGGCAAGGAGGCATTTGCGGATCAAGAGGCCAACGGCGGAAGCGCGCGGTGTGCTGGAGACGAGAATGATGGTGCGCCGGGAATAGAGATCGATCGCAACATAGATGTTCATGCGCCCGTCCGTGGTCATCACATCGGACGGCGAGGCATCGATCTCCCAGCGCTCGTTCAGCCGGTCGACACGGTTGGCGCCGGACGCCGCAAACCGGACCTTTGACTTGTAGGCATCTGGATCGGTGATTTTGAGGAGCGCGTTCCTGTCCTGCTCTTTCCACGTTTTAAGGGCGTTTTGAAACGTCCTTAAAGGCGGCATTTTCTTGCGGACCTGCCCCTTGGCGGTTTCCACCAGAACTGTTTCACCGAACTTCGCGATCGCCGTGGTTCGGATGTGTTTGGCACTGAGAAACTGGTTTGAGACATAGAGCGCCAGGCAATAGGCACGCAGCTGCCCACCTTCAGCCGTGTCGAGAACGCCTGTTCCCTTCCGGGCTTTTGAGGGATCGTGCGCCAGGCGGTTGATGTCTGTGCGCATGTCCTTGCGCCAACGGGCGAGCGTGCGACCGGACAAACGTTTGACCAGCTCTCTGACCCATTCGGGAACCGGAACCTTGCCGTCTTCATAGAGCTCCGCGAAGAGATCATCAGACGGACTTGTGGTCAGCTCGCAGCTTCTCTTGAAGCGATCGGCGACTTTCAACACGACCAGCTTGGCGTCGCGCGTGTTGCGCTCTCGCGTGGTCAAGTCCCGGCTGGTTTCTGTGCGATAATCTTGTTGCTCGATCCGCACAAAGGTAGCGGCGTAATCAAGCCGCTGTGTATGGGGCAGAAGGTTCATGTGGTACTCAAGCCCACCGCCCCCTTCCCTGCCCTCGCGTTTGCGGGCAAGCCGGCTGTCTGCCCAGTGTTCACGCGCTGCAATGAGCTGCACACCACGCTTTGACGTCGGAAAGCCTTCCAGCCTGAGGTCAGCGATTTCCTGCGCGGTGAGCCAGACTTTCATTTGGCACTCCGGATCTGCATCTGGAGTGTCTTTTTGCGCGTGGCGACCATGCGCTCGTGGTCTTCGATCAACGCCAGCTCGATGACGTTCTCGTATTTGCGCGGAACAACCGCCATGTCGAAGTCTTCGGCAATGAACCCGAGAAGCTCGGTTTTGCCGGTCGCATGGATCAGCGCCAGAAAGCGTTCGACCGTGATGTTGTTTCCGGTCTTTGCTTCCGAGGCATAGGCCTCCAGCATGTCTTTTGTGACCTTGTGCCCAAGCCGCTCGCTCATGAGCCCGGCAACCGTTACCCGGTCCTTACCGCATTCTTTGAGGGCCTTGGCAATCGCGCGGCTGATCCGCGACGCGAGTCGGTTACCGGAGATCGTTCCCGGCTCAAACCCCACCGACACCTTCGGTGGCTTCCAGCCAGTAAACATGTCGATGGTGAAATCGTCGCGCGGCGTTTTCCTAGCCATCCAGCCAGCCCTCCCGTTTGACCAGCTCGACGATCTCCTTGCGGTGGAGCTTGAAGACCACCATCCGGCTTGCCCTGGGCAGCTTGCTGAGATTGTCGCAAGCGGACCGCAACACCCGATCGGTGGCAGTTTCCGGGTTGCGGCCGTCGAGTATCAGCAACGCGTCCGAGATTGATTTGGCTTTGGGGAGTTCGCCCAGGATGAGGTCCAGGACCTTCGCTTGGACTTCGGCGTCGAGGTCTGAAAGGGCTTTCAAGTCGGATTGTTTTTCGGCGAAGGGCGTGCCCTTAAGGCGTTCACGGGCAACGGGGGAAAGCCCGTCGAAAATCTGAACTGCGAGTTCCACAGTGCGTCGGGCAAGACCAGTGGTTTCTGAGGCCGAAGAACAGAACGCAAAAATTGCGTTTTGATTTTCTCTTTTGTTTTTAGCGGCTTGGCTCTTTCGGTCTCCGCCATTCTTGCTGTCAGGATGCAGCGCCACATAAAC